ACCAGAATGTGCAGCTACTATTAAGTTATCTGCTTCTTAATTTCAATTTATAGGGTATCTTATTATTAGATACCCTTTTTTTATTATCATGTATTCATCAAAGAAAAAAAAGAAGAAGAAAAAAAAAGGTGGGAGGGATTCACTCAAAATAAAAAAGTACTAAACAATGGCTGTAGCTGCAACCACCGAGCTTGAAGCAATCAACATAATGTTGGCTGCTATTGCTGAAGCTCCAATAAATAGTTTGACAGGCACGCTTCCAGTAGATGCTGTTACTGCTAGGTCAACTCTTGCTGAATTTAACAAAGAGATTCAATCAGAAGGTTGGTCTTTTAATACTGAGACAGATGTAACTCTTACAAGAGATGGATCAAATCAGATAAGTTTGCCAGCAAATATATTAAGAGTAGATGCAAATATACATCAACACCCAACTATTGACCCTATCCAACGTGGGTTAAAACTATACGATAGACAAAATAATAAATATGAATTTGATGAAGACTTGATTTGTACTGTTGTTTATTTTAGAGACTTTGATGAAATACCAGAACAGGCAAGAAGATATATCAACATCAAAGCTGCAAGAGTTTTTGTTGACAGATTAGTAGGAGATCAAGGGTTAAGAACATACACACAAGAAGATGAAGTTAGAGCAAGAACTATACTTACAGAAACAGATTATGCAAATGCGGATCACAACTTACTAAGGGGAGATCCTTCTCTTACCAGTATCTTTGATACTTACAATCCTTCTAGTGCATTAATTAGATAACCATGCCTGTTATATCAAGAGCTATACCTACATTATTGAGAGGTATATCACAATCTTCTGATGCTTTGAAGCAACCAGACCATGCTGATATACAAGATAATGCTGATAGTAACCCTGTTCTTGGTCTTACAAAACGAAGTGGTTTTCAATATGTAACAGCTTTATCTTCTTCAACTCTTGGTAATGTTCATATACAAACTATAAATAGAGATGCAAATGAAAGATATGTAGCAATATTTAGTAATGGCAATGTAAGAGTATTTGAATTAGATGGAACTGAAAAAACAGTAAACAAACCTGATGGTACTGCCTACTTAAATACTTCTACACCTAGAAGTGTAATGAAGACAGTTACTATTGCTGACTTTACTTTTGTTGTTAATACCAGTATTACAGCAGCTATGGACTCTACACTTAGCGGTGGTACTGGTACAAAGGCAATCATATTTATAAATCAAGCAACAGCAGATACGACTTACTCTGTGACGATTGATGGGGTGACAGTTACAGATAACACTTCTGGCGATTCTACTCTCAGTACAGATACAATAGCTGCTGATTTAAAATCTGGTCTTGATTCTGGTTTGTCTGGTTTTACTATTGCTAGAAATGGTCCTGTTTTATATGTAAGAAAAAATGATAATTCTAATTTTTCTATAGATGGTAGTGATACACAAGGCGATACAAAGATGACAATAATAAAAGATTCAGTACAAAGGTTTACTGATTTGCCTACTGTTTCTCCTAATGGTTATGTCGTAGAAATAAAAGGAGATGACGATACAAACTTTGATAACTACTACGTTAAGTTTGTTACTAATAATGGTGGTGCATTTGAAGAAGGACAATGGGAGGAGACTGTAGAAGCTGGCATACCTTTTAAGTTTGATTATGCAACAATGCCACACGTTCTTATACGTCAAGCTGATGGTAATTTTAGATTTGCAAGAGTAGATGGAGATACATATACAGCAGCAAGTACATCATTTACTCTTCCTAAATGGGGTGAACGTACTGTTGGTGATGTTGTATCTGCACCTGATCCTTCTTTTATTGGTAATAAAATTAATAATGTATTCTTTTTTAGAAACAGACTTGGGTTTCTTGCAGGTGATAATGTAGTTCTTTCAAGGGTATCGGAGTTTTTTAACTTCTTTCCTGAGACAGTTGTATCTGTTTTAGATAATGAACCGATAGACGTAGCTGCTTCTCACACAAAAGTTGCGATATTGAAAAGTGCAGTAACTATGGGAGAAAAACTTATCTTGTTTTCTGAACAGACGCAGTTTGTGTTGACCAGTTCAGCAGACAACCTTACTCCTAAAACAGCTAACGTGATAGTTGTAACTGAATTTGAAAGTAGTGCAGCAGCACAGCCTGTAGGTTCTGGTAGTTCTATTTATTTCCTAACTCAAAAAGGTTCTTTTGCAGGGATAAGAGAATATATTTTACAAGGAGAATCACAGATAAGAGATGCAGCAAACGTCACTATTCATGTACCAAGACTCATACCAAGTAATGTATTTAAGATGGCTGTATCTACCAACCAAGACATTCTTGTAGTCTTAGGTTCAGACAATGCCAACAAATTATATATATATAGATGGTTATATGGAGAAGGTGGACAGAAAGCTTTGAGTGCTTGGTTTACTTACAGCATCAATACAAACAGGTCTATTTTAAATGTTGATTTTATTGGTACAGATTTATTTGCTGTTATAGAAGAAGCCAATAAAGTAACGTTAGAAAAGATACCATTTGAAACTGAGTTTAGAGAACCTAATGCTAGTTTTGAATATCATCTTGACCATAAGGTAACTGAAGCGACCACAGGAGTATCAGTATCTTATAGCTCTGGTACTGGTCTATCCACCTTTACAGTTCCATATAGACTAAGAGCCAACATGAATATTGTTGGTAGATATTTAGGTAGTGGAGAGACAAGCACATTTGTAGATGCTCAAGGCAATACAAAAACTCTTGTATCAGGACAGGTACTATCAACATCTAACACAACAAATGGTTCTACTTCTACCATTACAGCAATAGGAGATTACAGAAATAGTAAGTTTATTATTGGAGAACCTTATGAAATGCACTATAGATTTAGTAAACAAAGACTAACAGAACAAGGTGCTGGTTCTCCTGAGTATGTAGGAGCAAGACTACAACTACATCATTTCTATATTAAGTACGAAGATGCTGGATTCTTTAAGGTAGAAGTAACACCTGAGAACAGAGATACAAGTACACATAAATTTACTGGTCGTTTGCTTGGTGCTGCATCTGCTGCTATTGGTCAGATAAACCTTGATACAGGTACATTTAAAGTACCGATAATGAGTAAGTCTGACAGGGTAGATATAGATATAAAGAACGATACATTTCTTCCTACACGTTTAGCTAGTGCAGAATACGAAGGTACATTCCATATAAGGAGTAGAAGAATATAGTGGGATATTTAAGAAAGTCAAATCTTAAAGATTTTAAATATGTGGTAGAAAACATGAGAGTCATGGACAAAATTGAAGCTTTGTATCAGACAGGCTTGAGTCCAGAAGATGCTCTTAGTTATACCTTCTTGGGTAGTAAGACTAATATGACTATTGCTGATGATGATGGACAACCTATAGGTCTATGTGGAGTGCAGAAAGATGGTTGTATATGGTGCGTTGCCACAGATGAGTTGTTTAATAATAAAAAATACAGAATACAATTAATAAGACAAGGCAGAAAATGGGTTGATAATCTACTTGAGTCTTATAAAATACTTTATAATTATGTATATGCAGAAAACACTTCTGCTATAAAATGGTTAAAAGCTCTTGGGTTTACATTTGTAAAGCTACATGAGAGTTATGGTTATCAAAAAAAACCTTTCTACGAATTTCTGAGGATTGCCTAGATGTGTGTTGGTGCTGCTTTATTTGGTACTTCCAAAATTGCAGGTGGGTTGTCTGCTGCAACAGCATTTAATATAGGTCTAGGTCTTACCGCAGCTAATGCTTTTATTGGTAGGGCTGCTGCACAGCAAAGAGCAAATCAAACTTATAATCAAGCATTATTAGCCAACCAATCAGCAGAAGATGATAAGAGAAGACAACAACAAGCGTTAGCAGAACAAAAACAAGCCAAAGAAAAAGCAGAAGCACAAAATATATTTGCTAAAAATATAGAAACTTTACAAGCTAGTAGAGCTATAATTGCATCAGAACAAGCAGGTACAACTTTAGGATTATTATTAATGGATACAGAAAGACAAGGTGCTAATTATAGAGAATCGGTTGCTCAATCACTTGAATCATTTAGAAGACAATATGATAGAAATATACTTGCAACGGAAGCTACTTTTAAAAATAGAAGAAATCAATTACAAAGCAATATTAATGAAGCTTACAATGCTATTCCAAGTTTAGGTCAGACATTATTAAGTATTGGTGCAAGTGGTTTTAATACATATACTGGAATAACAGCAGGGTTAAGGTAATGACAAATAGTTTTCAATCAACAGCAGCAACAAATATTTATGATGCTCCTGTAAGTACATTTGTTGAACCTGTAAGAGTTTTACCTAAAACTTCTTTAGTTGGTTTAGCTGAAACTTTGCAAGTAGTAAACCCTGTTTTACAAACATATTTACAAGGACAAATAGAAAAAGAAAAACAAGCAGGTATTTTACAGGGTGAAATAGATGTCTTGATGGCTGATCCCAAAAGACTAAAAGAGTTTACTAATGCTTTGAATAGTACAAATAAAAAAGAAGCTAAAGAAATTCTAGGTAATAATATATTTGTAAGGGCAGGTATTGAAAAAAGAATTGCTATAAATCATGGATTAGCAGTAGAGGGTAAATTAAATCAATTTCTAAATAATAAAACAATAACTGTTGAAGGAACTGATGGAATTGTAAGACAAGTTCCTTTAAAAGAATTTAGTGTTAATTCAGAAGAATTTAAAGGAGCTATAGCTGAATTTTCTGAAACACAAAGAACAGATGTAACTGGTGTAAGACCTTCTTTTATTAATCAGTATTTTATGCCAGAAGTAGCAAAAGCAGTTCAAAAAGCATATATAAATCAAGAACAAAGTAATCGTGAATTTGTTGTAAACCAAACTAATACCTCATTAAAAGATAATATTCTTGCAAATTTTTCAACAATAGATTTTAGCAATTTTGATAGCATTGATATATCAAATCCAGAATCACAATTTAATATAGCTTTTGACAATATACAAAAAGAAATAAATTATTTAGATGCTATAGGAGCTTTAAATTCTGTAAGTCCTACTGCCATGAAACAAAATGTCATGGAGATTGCAGAGATTATTTTTAATACTGAACTTCGTAGAAATAAAAGTGGAGTTGTTGCAGTACAGAATTTTAGAAATCTTATTGAAAATTTAAAAGTTGGGCCAGAACAAACTTTAGCAGATGGCACAAAAATTCAACCAACTTTAGGAAGTTTTTTAGGTGAAGATTGGAATAAAATGAAAGCTAGATTTGTTACAAATGAAAATGCTTATGATACTTTTAAAAAGAAAAAAATTGCAGAAGTTATAAAACCTAGAATTATAAACTTACTTAATGATTTTGAATTTCAAATTGATGGTGCAGATGGAACTAAAGAATATAACACAGAAGCACTTGAAGCTTTGCAAGCTTTATTTCCAGATACCCCAGATGTATTTTTAGATGTTATAGAAGATTTAGATATATCTCGTGATGAATTTTATGATAACTTTGCTACAAAAATAATAAACAAAAACTTTGCTAGTCCGTTACAAGCATTAAATGAATTAAGAACATTTGAAGCTAGTCTTGGAAAAACAATTACAGACGAAGATACTACAGAGTTGAACGAGTTAAAAAAAATGATTACAACTCATTTAGGTAAAGATAGATTAGCTATATACAGACCAAGAATAAAAACTTTAATAGAAGATAGCAAAGATTTATTAGGCGGTAATAATCAAGTAAACCCTTGGAGAAAAAGAACTAATGTAGAACTTTATTTTTCTGATGCAACACAATTTTTAAATAAAGAAATTATAAGAATTTCAAAAGAAGCTAAAACCCCAGAAGAGTTTACAGAAGGTATAGAAGAAGCTATGAAAAACTATAGAAAAGACATTTTACGATTAAATAATAATAAAACACTTAAGACTTATAAGCTTAAAGAAAGTGGTTTGTGGTTTGAAGCACAAGAAGAATTAGATATTGATCTTAAAAATGAAGGAAAAGATGCACCTCCAATAAAAGTATCACAAGAAGAATTTAATAAACTACTTGAAAAAGGCAGAATAGAAGAAGATAGTGATGGTAATTTTAATAGAGTAGATGATGGTAGACGAGTTGATATTATTCCAGATAAAACAGGTGGTGAAAACAAAAACGGTGGATTTAAAGGTTGGATTAAAAACTTATTTACAGATGACGTAAGTATGAACACTACAGATGGTGGAGTCATACCAGTATCTAATACAACAATACCTCCTTTATTAGACAAAAATAATAAAGAAGTTCCTGTTGGACAATTAGCGGGGGAAGGTGGTACTGAAGCACCTACCGAAGCAGGGGAAAATATGAATAGAGGAGAAGGGGTATTACAAAATAATTTAAAATTAACTCTTGATAAGTTTGACCAGTTTAAGGGTGCTGTTTCTTATGGTAGTGGTGGTAGAGGTAGTAATTTAGAGAAAGATAAAAATTATATAACTACGATTGAAAAAGATGGATTTAGTCATGCTTATGCAGACAAGTCATCTAAAGAAGTTATAGACAAAGCAAAAGAAATATATACTGATCTAGTTATGAATAACACAAAAGAAAATATAGAAGCTAAATATGCAATAGCACAAATGGTACTTACTGAAGCAATATTAAGTAGTGAAGATGATATATTTGGTGTAATGCAATCAGTTCTAATGCGAGTAGCAAGAGCAAGATTAGGAGTAAGAGAATATCCTTACGGAGTATATTCAACAGATATAATTACAGAAATGCTAAGACCTTATCAGTATGTTGGATTGAAAGATGCAGGTGTAACGACTAAAGAACAATTATTAGAAAAAGCACCAATTAAAGAAAATGAAGAGACATTGAAACGAGTAATTGATATTCTATGGAATATAGATCCAACAGGTTCAAAAGTAATTATTTAACATGGCTGAAGAAAAAAAAGATAACACAGCACAAGTGCCAGAATCGATAGCACTTGACCCTTTTGATAATACGTTTATCAAGTTTGATAATAATGTTGCTTATGAACCAGAAACTACAGGTGGAAATAATACACAAGTAAATAGTTATTTTGATTGGAACCAAGATATAAGTATGAAAGATACTTATAACTCTTTATTTAAAGATGACGAATTTACTATGTTCAATGATGATGATGAATCAGATGATGGTGGTAATTTTTCTTTCTATAAAGAAAATATGTTTGACCCTTCACAGGAGTTAACTTCTTTATATTTACAGGCTGAAGGTAATACTGAAAAAGCAAAAGAACAAATCAATAGTCATATAAGTGACGGAGTTTTGAACTTTATTGGGTACAAAGAATATATCTTGCGTAATATGAAAAGGCCAAAACAAAGAATAGAAGCACAAAACATATTTGAAAAACATACAGGAATTAGATTCTGGGATTTTCTTAATGACGGTATTCCCTTGAATGTAGTTGACAGCGAAGAATTTCAAGATGGATTAAACAAGGTTATAGCTGAATATGACGCAAAAGGTATTGAGTGGGAGATTCCAAATAGAAATAATTTAAAACCTTGGGTCAGACAAGTACAGGGTCTTGGGTTAGAAATCGGTGGAGGTTTAGCTACTGATATTGCTACTGCACCATTATTAGGTATGGGTCCTTGGGGTATTGCTACAAATATAATTGTTAATTTTAGTGTTGGTTGGGAGCTAAATGTTGCTTCACAAAAAGCAAGATTAGGTGATAAAGCTAAAATTGGTTTTGGTGGTCAAATAAATTATGGAGAGGCTTTTGCTGCTGCTGTAGTGCAATCTATACCTTTTGGTTCTACAGCTAAAGGTTGGAAAGGTATAAGGCAATCAGGTCTTTTTGGTGGTACTTTGGCAGGTACAGAACTAACAATTAGAAAACTAATAGATGAAAAAAAGTTTCCTAGCATACAAGAATATTTAACAGCTATAGGTTTAGGAGGTACTTTTGGTGCAACTTTTAAAGGTACTATGAATCAATTTGAAAAGTACCTTAATAAATTTGCTGATAAAAGTGCTGATGAAATAAATAGTCTTATTACAAAAAATGATAAAAAGAAATTAGATAAGATTTTTTCAGTTCTTAATAAATTTAAAAAAGCTGTTGATGACAACCCAACTAAAAAAGCAAACGTAGACGGTGATGATATAGATACCAGTAAAATTAAAATGGTAGAAGGTCAGGTAGAGCCTGAAGTAAAAAATTTAGATGAATCTATAGATAATAAAACAAAAACAAAATTTAATATAGGAGAAGTAAATATAGGTGATTTTGTTTTGCCAAAAGGCTTTGTTAAAATGTCACCGAGATACGGAAATGTTGTATTAAATTTTAATTCTGATATAGATAAAGTTGCATATATATTAAGAAGTCAAAGATTTTTAAAAAAGAAACCAACTGAAACTCAAATAAGAACACAAGAAAGATTAACAAAATTACTTGAAGATCAAGGTATAAGCGTTAACACAGTAAGAAAACATGGAGATAATATACATGAAAAAATTAAAAATATTGTAAAAGAAAAAACAGGTTCTTTTAAGGCATTAGGAGAAGGTACTGTTGGACTAAAAATAGATGTACCAACAGATCAGGCATTTGTAAAAGCAAACTCTAAAGACTTTACTGCACCTGATTTAGGAGACAAAAATCTTAATCCAACACAAACAGTATTACTTAAATATGTTGATGAACCTAATATCACAAACTTTAAAAACTTAGTTAAAGCTTTGAAGAGTAAAGGTTGGAGTAGTCTTGAGTCAGAAACAGATCAAGAGACTTTAATAAAAGCTTTAGGACTATTTGACCCAGAACAAAAAGATTTTGCAAAAAAAATTATTGATTTATCAAAAACAAAACTAATAGAAAGTGAAGCACAAAAAATAGAAAACTTTCATGCTATTACAAAAACAAAAGAAGTTAATGCTGCTTTAGCAATAACAGCAGTTATGTCAGCAGAGAATCTTAACAATGCTAACAACGCATACCTCAAAGCTTTAAATAGTAAGAATCCAGAAAATATAGAAATAGCAATAGTTGATTTAGCAAACAAAATAGATGATATGAAAAAATGGTTGACTAATTATTTAGTACCTGCAAGTAGAGCTGGACAGACTTTAGAAAAATTAAAAATTAAAGTAAAAAAAGATATGGGTGGAAAAACAGCAGCAGAGTATATGGCTGATGAAACACCAAAAGCAAAAACTCTAAATGAAGAAAAGTTTGCAAATACTTTAGATGAAGTAGCTTTTAGTGCAGAAGATTTAAAGAAAGACTTATCAAGAAATTTAGAACTAGCTAAACAAACAGGTGATTATTCAGAGCTATATAGAATTGGCAAAATGATACAAGTAGCAGAAGGAGAACCAGAAACATTATTTGGTCTTACTAAGGTTAATGCTTTTAAGCTACAAGACGAAAATCCTTTTAATAAAGGTATGAGAGTAGTAAACGAAATAGGTATCAACGGTATGTTATTTAGATTTGGTACTAATACTGCAAACTTTATTTCTGCAACACTTAACACATACTATAGGCAACTAAAACTATTTTATGGTGCAAGAAATCCAGAAGCTTTTGAAGCAGCTATGAGACATCTTGCAGCGTTACATAGCAACTATCATTTTATGAGAACAGCTTATAAAAAATCTATGAAGTTAGAAGATAACTTTATCAACATAGGTAATAGAAAGTTTGAAAATAAATTTGCAATAAAAACTGATGCAGGTGGAGCTAGTGGTGCAATAATAAACAACACAGGTAGGGCGGTTAGATTTTCTGGTAGAAACATGACCGCTACTGACGCTATGGTACAGGCTCCAAACCTTATAGCAGATGTTACTTATATGGCTTTTATAGAAGCTAAAAGACAAGGATTACAAGGTGATGAAATAAATAAATTTATCAACAAACATAAGATGGCAATACTTGAGTGGTATGCACAAAATGGAAATAAAAAACTTGATGATTTAACAAAAAGATTTTTAATTCATGCAAAGAAACAAGCTAAGTTTTCAACCTTTACACAAGAAATAGATACTACTGGCCCGTTTGGAGGTATTTCTAAATACGCTGATGATAAAGCAAATCAATTTCCTTTATTGAGATTTATGCTTTCTTTTACAAGAACTCCTACAAACTTAAAAGAAGCTAATTACAGAAACAACCCTTTGTTTGTACCAATAGTTAATCCTGTTAGTATGCAACCAGTAACTTTTAATAAAGCTGCAAATTTTATTAGTGGTGGTCGTATTAAAGAAATACCAGCTATAGGTGGTAGAAATCTTAACCCTATGAGTGAAATCTTTATACCGCAATTATCAAAACAGTTAAATAGTCCAGATCCAAAAATAAGAGCCTTAGCTATTGGAGATATTAACCATGCAATATCTGTAGTAACAACTATTGGAGGTTTTGCTGTAGGAGCAAACTTATTAATGCAAGATCCTACATTTATACCACCTATAATTCTTACAGGTGGTGGTCCTGATTTTGGTAAAACAGAAGGAAAAAATATGTGGATTAATAAATATAAAAATGGTTGGCGACCATACAGTATTGGTAGATTACAGTATGACGAAAATGGAGAACCAAAAATAGGTGAAGATGGCAAACCTGTTTACAGATACGACTCATACGAAGGTTGGTTAGAACCTCTTGCTGGCAGTATAAAAACTATTGTTGATGTTACAAACTCTTTAGGTATGTTTAATGGTAAACCCTATGACGATTTAACAACAGGTTTAGTTGTATCTGTTTTACAAAATATGTATAACGATTCATGGACATCACAGTTTGAAGAGTTTATAAATATATTTCGTGATGCTACAGCTCCTACAGACTCTAGTGGTGATGCTGTTAAAAACTACAGAGTGAGAAAAGTAGGAGATTTTGTAGGTAGGCAAATTGCTTCTCGTCTACCTTTTTCTGGTTTGGTATCAGATTTGAGAAGATACCCAAATGACATATTAAGAGTGATGGGATTTAGTCATAAAGAAATAAAAGAAATAAAAGGTAATGTTTTTGGTTTTAGAGCAAATCAACAACGACCAGATACAAAAGTAAGGGCAGGTGATATTTTGACAACAGGAGACCCTACTGACCCACAATATGAAAAAAGTGGAGACTTTGCTATTATAAATCGTTCTATTCTTAATCAATTTAAAGCAAAATATGGAATAGGACCTGATATACCATTTGATGTAGAACATATAACAAATGAACCAATCGAATATCCAAACAGGATAGGAGGTAATGTATTTGGTATAAGTGTTACAAGCAAAAGCAAGAATCAACCTATATGGACAGCACTAGCACAAATAGGAAGAAGAATACAAGAACCTAGTGAATTTATAACAGGTGACTTTAGTAAAGAAGATTTTGTACCAATAAGATTAGATACAAATAGCTACAATGGTTTAAAAATAAGAATCAATACTTTAGAAGTTGATGTTGGATATGGAGAAGGAACTATACTTGAAAGTATGAATAGCTATTTAAAATCAGATGATTACAAATCAAATAGAGATATTATTGAAGAAGAAGGTTTGAATAGTCAGGCAGGTGCAATAGCAGCTAACGCTATCTTTGCAGAACTTACATACATAAATAAAACTTATATTGGAATAGCAGAGCAAGAATATATTGATAATAACTTTTCATCAAATGAACAAGAACGTATAATGGATTATAAGTCTGGTATTCAAATAGATTACTCTGACAAATATTTAAGAAATCTATCTAACTAATCATGGCTACTAACACCACAGCGACAGCAACTACACATACTGGTAATGGTAGTACCAATAACTTTGCAATATCTTTTTCGTTCTTAGCCAATAATGAAGTAGATGTAACAGTAGCAGGTGTCTTAAAAACATTAGATACTCATTACACAATTAGTGGATCAACAGTTACCTTTACTTCTGGTAACACCCCTGCTAATGGTGCTGCTGTTAAGTTTCAAAGAGATACAAATATAAGTGCAAAGAAAGTAGATTTTCAAGATGGTAGCGTTTTAACAGAAACAGATTTAGATACAAATAGCGATCAGGTATTATTTGCTCAACAAGAGATTACAGATAAGTTAGGTGGTATTGAAGAAGGTGCAACAGCAGACCAGACAGCAGCAGAGATTAGAACATTAGTAGAAAGTGCTAGTGATAGTAATGTCTTTACTGACGCAGATCATTCTAAGTTAAATGCAATAGAAGCTGGTGCAACAGCAGACCAGACTGCTAGTGAGATAAGAACACTTGTAGAGAGTGCTAGTGATAGCAACGTGTTTACTGATGCAGACCATACTAAATTGAATGGTATAGAAGCTAGTGCAACTGCTGATCAAACTGCTGCTGAGATAAGAACCTTAGTAGAATCAGCTTCAGACTCTAATGTATTTACAGACGCAGATCATACAAAACTAAATGGTATTGAAACAGGTGCTACCGCAGATCAAACAGTATCAGAAATAAAAAGTCTTATAGCTGGTAGTCCTCTAGATGCTAGTCATTTAGCAGCAAATTCAGTTGATAGTAGTGAACTGGTAGATGGAAGTATAGACACTTCTCACTTATCTGCTGACTGCGTAGATGGTACAAAGATAGCTGACAATGCTATTGGGTCAGAACATCTACAGGCAAACTCAGTCACTACTTCTGAAATAGCAGATGCAGAACTAACAACACTAGCTGGTATGCAATCAGCTACAGCTTCTAAATTAGCTGATAGCACCGCCCTTACTTCTGATATTGCAGATCTAAACCAGTTAGATGGCATGGCAAAGCAGACCACCATAACTGATGATGATACAAAGTTTCCTACCTCTGGTGCTGTTGTAGATTTTGTAGCTGCACAAATAGCACCTCTTGGTGGATTAGAAGTTGTAGCTACAGATGCAGCATTTCCAAATACACAACCTAGTGCTGGTGTAGTTATATCTATATCTGACGCTGGTGGAGTTGCATTTAATGGTTCTGGAACAAGCACTACAGCTAGAACTATAGGTGGGTCAACAGTAACTATTAATAATGCACCTTCTAGTTTAAATAACGAAACACTTGTAGCTGGTGTAGGTTTGATGGTTAGCTCTACAGGATCAGGGCAAATATATAATTATCACAAGATACTAGGTAAAGAAGATGACATAAAACAATTATCTGATGATATAAACGATTTTAATGCTAGGTATAGAGTAGGTTCTAGTAACCCTACTTCTGCTTTAGATGCTGGTGATTTATTTTTTAATACTTCTACTTCAAAATTATTAGTTTATAACGCAACTAATAGTGCATGGGAAGAAGCACAAAGTATTGGTAACTTCTTTATCTCTACACTTAGCCCTGCATTTGATGGGTCAACACAAGATTTTACAATTACAAATGCACCAGCAAATGCACAGCAAATAGTATTAAGCATTAATGGTGTTGTACAGAAACCTAATAGTGGTACATCTACACCATCAGAAGGATTTGCTTTATCAGGCAGCACAGTTAAATTAGCTGCTGCACCTGCAAGTGGATCAGATTACTTTGCAATAGTTCTTGGTTCTACAGTAAACATTGGTACTCCAAGTAACAATACAGTCACAAGTGCTATTCTTCAAAACGGATCAGTTACTACAGCTAAAATTGGTGATGACCAAGTAACTGCTGCAAAGATTTCTAATAACGAAGATTTTACTATCAATAGTGTAACTGTAGGTAAAGGTGCAAATTCTGTTGCTGGTAACACAGTTCTTGGAGAAAGTGCTTTAGATGCTTCTGTTTCTGGTGGAAATAATACTGCCATAGGTAATGGGGCTTTAGGTGCAAATACTTCTGGAAGTGAGAATACTGCGGTTGGTAAAATTGCGGCAACATCACTTACAACTGGATCAGTAAATGTAGCTGTAGGTTATGCTGCTTTAGATAATAATACAACTGGAAGTGCCAATGTTGCCGTTGGAGATAATGCTTTGGGAGCTAATACAACAGCAGACAACAATACAGCAGTTGGTCGTAAATCATTATTTGTAAACACAACTGGTTCTAACAACACCGCAGTAGGAGCTTTAGCTTTAGATGCTAATACTACTGCTAGTAATATAACTGCTGTTGGATACGGATCTTTATCAGGCAACACAACTGGAGATAATAATGTTGCAGTAGGTGCTTCCAGTTTAAATTCAAATACTACAGGTGCAGATAATACTGCTGTAGGTCTTAGTGCTGCTCAAACTAATACAACAGGGTATCATTTGGTTGCGATAGGAAGAAATGCCTTAGCAGGAAACACTACAGGATATCAAAATATTGCTATAGGTAGAGCTTGTATGGAATCTAATACAACAGGAAACAGCAATACTGCCATTGGTCAACACGCATTACTTTTAAACACAACTGGAACGCAAAATGTAGCTGTAGGAGCAAGTGCATTAGACGCAAATACTACAGCATCAAATAATACTGCTGTAGGACATGAGGCTTTATCAGCAAACACAACTGGAACTAATAATACCGCCATCGGTGCATTTACTGCTATAACTCAAACAACCCATCATGGTTGTACTTGGGTTGGGAATGAAGCTGGTAGAAATAATACTGCTAGTGATAATGTCGGTATAGGTTCTGGTGCTTTGTATGCGAATACCACAGGAACATTTAACTGTGCGGTAGGTCCCGGACAATATGGTGTTACACAAGGTCCACTTGGAGCCAATACGACAGGAAATTTTAATACAGCACTTGGTTTAAAAGCATTGCTGGCTAATACTACTGCATCTAGTAATACCGCAATAGGTTCTAGTGCCATGATTTCAAACACAACAGGAGGATTTAATACTGCTGTAGGAGCTACTGCCTTAGATGCAAATACTACAGCTAATAATAATACTGCGATTGGATATGGTTCTTTAAGTGGAAATACTACAGGAGATAAAAATACTGCTGTAGGTCAAGGTTCTATGCTGAATAACACAACAGGACATTCTTCAACTGCTATAGGTAAAGACTGTTTAGTATCAAATACAACTGGAAATTATAATACAGCAATCGGACTTCAAGCTTTAGATGCAAATACTACTGCTGGTTTTAACGTAGCTATTGGGTCTGGTGCTTTAGGAGCAGTTAATACAAATGCAAATACAGCAGTTGGTCATAATGCAGCACACAGCGCAACTACTGCAGATAATCAAGTTTGCATAGGTACTGACGCTGGTCAAAATATAACAACTGGCCCTGCTAATGTTATTGTTGGCCGTAGTGCTGGTAAAAACATTACAACAAGTGAACGTAATGTTTTGATAGGTTATCAAGCTGGAGATAGTATTACAACAGGTGAAGGAAGAAATATTATTATTGGAGATGATTCAGAGCTTGCTGGTAATACTAATAACCGAGAAATAGTTATTGGACATAACCACACAGGTAATGGTAGTGGTACTGCTACGATTAGAGGAAACAACGGAGTATATAACTCAGGTAATACTACTGCTTGGAATACAACATCTGATGAAAGAATTAAAAAGAATATAGTTGATAATAATACTGGTCTAGATATTCTTAATCAAATACAAGTTCGTAATTTTGAATATAGAACTGAAGAAGAGATAGTTGATTTTGATAATCCAAAAGCAGCTGTTGTTGAAAAAGAAGGAAAACAGATTGGTGTAATTGCACAAGAATTAGAAAAAATATTACCAGAGTGTGTTACAACTCAATCAACTGGAGTTAAAACAGTTAACTCTGATAATTTAACTTGGTACTTAATAAACGCAATCAAAGAACTATCCGCAAAAGTCACAGCCCTCGAAGCAGGGTAAACTAAAAGTAACCTAATTTTTATTATGGAAGAAAAAACCGCAGATGAAATAGCAGCAATCTTTAAAGCTGCTGGCGATAGCGTAACAGTTATCAACACAGCAAAGACATCAGATGAAACTGATGACGAGTTTAAAGACAAGATCAAACGGAATGTAGAGCATCTTGAAATTATTAAGGCTTATAAAAAAACCGATGATACTACATCTATCTGGACTAGCGAAGATTTTACTGCTATAGATAAAGCTATAGTAGATGGTAAGAAAATTTATTCCTAAGTACCTATGGCATTAACACAAGTATCAACAGGTGGTGTCAAAGATGGCAGCTTGCTAAACGCAGATATAAATGCTAGTGCAGCAATAGCTAGAACAAAACTTGCAAACGTAGATTTAGTTGATGACACATCACCACAGTTAGGTGGTACGTTAGATACTAATAATTACAATATTCACTTTAATGACAATGTTTCAGCTAGATTTGGAACAGATCAAGATTTAGATATTTATCACTCAGGTAACTTTAATTTTATTGTTAATAATAATAGTAAAAACTTAGCAATACAAGCTAAAAGTGGAGAAAATGCGATTATTACTATACCTGATGCCGAGGTACAATTATATCACGACAACAGTAAAAAGTTTGAGACAACTTCTACTGGCATAAATATCTCTGGATCCGTTCCAACTATTACTTTATCTGATACTGATGGTAGCACTCCATATTCAACCATAACTGCTGGAGGAGGAGATTTAGTTTTTGACGCAGATCAAGGTAATGAAGAAGCAAATACTCTCATGTTATTTAGAGTTGATGACTCAGAACGTATGCGTATAAATTCATCTGGAAACGTAGGTATAGGATTAACTGATATAGCAGGTTTTGGTGGAAGTTATAAAGGAATTGATGTAGGCAGTAAAGGAAGTGGACTTGCAGGTAGAACAGATAATGTAACTATAGATTTAAGATCAAACACTTTTTATGATGGGTCTAACCACAAATATGGAGGAACGTCTACAACTGCTGGTCAATTAAGTGTTGGCGGTGCACAACTAACTTTTAGTAACGCACCAACCGGTACAGCAGGTGCAACTGCAACCTTGACTCAAAGATTAAATATAGGAAATAACGGTGCAATATACGCAAGTAGTGGTGATACATCAAATGCAAGCCAAACTTTAAGGAAAACTGTTACAAATGCAGATAGTATTGATTATTTGCAATGCAGAAGTAGTAACAATTCATTGATGGCGAAAATTGGTGGTAATGGTGGTATTTCTAATTTCCAATCAAATGATGCTAACTTGTCAGATGAAACAATGAAAAAAAATATTGTCGATTGTGAAAGCATTATAGAAAAATTCAAACAATGGAAATTAAAAAAATTTAATTACAATTTTGAAGCTGATGGAACCCCTTTAACTTATGGTGTAATTGCTCAAGAGGTTGAATCAATTCATTCTGATTTAGTTAATGCAGATTTTCCAGTTGATGAAAGTGGTAAAGAAGTAATGAAAAAAACAGTTAAAGATCATCAATTAATGATGTTAGGTTTTAAGGCATTACAAGAAGCGATTGCAAAAATAGAAGTGTTGGAAACCAAAGTTGCAGCTTTAGAAACTGGTTAGTAATATTGGTTAACTTAATATAATTATGTCAAAACCTACTCTTGAAGAACTGCAAGCAGAGTTACAAAATGTTGTTAACAAACACAACCAAGCACAAGAAGTTGTCAAGCAATGTCAAACAAGGTTTACTGAATTAACAGCTATCATTAAAGATAGAACTACCCCTGAGTCAGATGCCACTTAAAGGAAAACAGTACAAACTTGATGCTGATGGTGATAAGAAAATCACCAGAAAAGATTTTATGATTTTATCTAAAAACAGCAAGAAGAAAAAAAAGAATGGAAATAAATCTGCCTAATCTACCAGATACAGATTATATTCTTATACCACCTACAACAATTTTTTATCCACCTGTGGCAGAAGTTCCGTACCTAGATCCTGTACTTCTTCCAAGTCTGGAACAGGTAGAGTCGGGTTTGGGAGATCAGGAATCTTCTGTTGAAGAAGAAAAAGCATCTTCAACGGAGGAAGTGTCAGGAGTAACACCAGAGACAATACCGAAAGACCTGCCAGAAACCACAGAAACTTTATCAAATGAAGAAGGAATAGCTACGTTTAATTTACCATTTTTCGGTGAAATGCCCATACCTGCCCCAGAAGTTATTGCCTCCTCTGTGATCGCTGCTGGAACTGCAAGTATTGTGAGCGTGGCGGGCGGGATTGCTATGCAATCAGTATTAGCTTTTATCAAGAAAACATTTAAGAAAATATTTACTAAAGTTCTTAAAAAAGAAGTCGCAAATGTGAAAGAAAAAATGGATAATAATAAAGGTAGCTAGAGTACACATACACCCGTAATGTGGCGTCTAAACTAGCTACTTAAATTTTTCTTTATTTGCTTTTACATAACTTCGTATATTGATTACATCACTACAAATATATGCGAACTTAGACTCAGGGTTTATCATGTAGCCTGATGCGTGAAGCTGACTACATTTCAAAATACGAACTAGCTGTTTATCATGCACTTGCTTGTCTAGTTCTTCTATGGCTAACTCTAGCTTCACTTTGGATAATTCATTACAGGTTTGATTATCTCCTAGTGGGATCATAAAAGACATTTGTACTCCCCAACCTTCATTGATGCTATATGTTTCTTCTCCCTGTGCATCATTACCTGTATAAAAAGGAGTTATTGCCATAGTTGGTTGGCTACATACTAAATTTCCAAACTGTTGTTTACCTGTCATTCCATTATTAATATTCATATTCTGATTGATAATACTTGAATTACCAATCGCATTTGGTTGAGCCTGTACGTTTGTATCGCCTTCGGCTTTTACCTGATTACTGGCTAAACACAGACAAGCTAGTAATAACGCTTGTAGTCGTGATCGTATCATTCTGAGTAATTTGTTCTGTTAATGCACCAGCAGCCCTTGTAGTTGTGCTTAAAGTCCACTCAGCAGTACTATCTGTTGGAGTAAATACTGCATCTGTAGCTGTAATTCCTCCACTTGTATCTGAAGTTACAGTTATATTTGTAGCTTCATAAGTATTTAAAGCAGAACCATATTTTTCAGTTACGATACTGCGAGTTATGGTTTGAGTAATGTTTTCAGTTCTGTTACTAGAACCAGTAGTCCAAGAAGGAACTCCGTTTGCATAGCAAGGTGCAGCTAGAAACAAACCTAATAAAAGTAATTTTTTCATTTGGTGGTTGGTTTATTGTTCTTATTATCCACTATAGTATCTTTTTTCTTTTTTATCTGAAAACCTAGTGATGCAGTACTTGCTGAAAAAATACTTGCAATAAATGTCGGGTCAAAATCTACTATTTTTTTACCAGAAGGAGGTTCGTAGTATGAGAGAGATAATAGCGTTGCTGACCATAAAAGCACACAAACTTTGACTATAGTTTCGACTTTACTAGGCTCTTGATCTTCCATAGAAGTGCAAACTCTTGTCTAATACTAGCAATGTAGCTATGTTTGGAAAGTAACACAAGATTACTATGCTAAAAATTTTAAAACCAATACTACTAAAATTCTTTACTACAACTGCTGTAAAGAGACTTATCGTAGATTTGCTTCGTGCAATCTGTAAGCAGACCTCGAATACTCTTGATGACAGGGCTGTTGATATGTTGGAGCAACAGTTGTTTCCTAAATTAAACTGATATGAACCACAAAGAGTTTTTCAAGATTCTTGTTGGCAATCCACCGCCAGAAATTGAATTTGAGATTGAAATCAAACAACGTGAAACAGAACAAATGCCTGATGAAGCTGTAAGGGCATACTGTTTAGACCTAGTTAAGTACACCAAGCTACAAGATTTACTTTTAACTTCAGCAATAATGCGTATATCAGAGATAGAAACCAAACTATATCGTTATGAAAAAAGTATGGAACTATATAAAAAGGTTAGAAAGCTAGGTTTTGTAGGTAAAATTAAGTATCTTCTATTTGGCAAAACAGATAAAAAGTGATTATATTAATTAAAAACAAGACTAATCATGGATAGAAGTTTAAAAACATTAGAAACTTTACATGAATGTTTAGCAAAAGAACTATTAGGTAAGATACAAAGTGGCGAAGCAAAGGCAGGGGATCTAAACGTAGCTAGACAATTCCTAAAAGATAATGGTGTTGAATGCTTACCTGTAGAAAAGAACCCAATGCAAGAGCTTATGGAGAACTTACCAGACCTAGATGCTGTACCTTTAGCTGATTTATAATTGCAACCACTACCAAAAAAACTACAAGACTTTAGATATTTCTTAATCGTTACTTGGAGACATCTAAACCTACCAGACCCTACACCTGTTCAGTTAGACATAGCTGAATATCTACAATATGGTGCAAGACGTAAAATCATACAGGGATTTCGTGGTGTAGGTAAGAGTTGGATTACATCTACCTATGTAGTGTGGAGACTTCGTATGAATCCACAGCTAAAGTTCTTAGTCGTATCTGCCAGTAAAGATAGAGCCGATAACTTTACTACATTTACCATGCGTCTTATCAATGAGATGCCAATACTTGCTGATTTGATCCCCAGAGACGACCAGAGAAACAGTAAGGTAAGTTTTGATGTAAAACCTGCACAGGCCGATCATGCACCCTCATGCTCTTCTAGAGGGGT